TTGGTAAAAATTTAAGTTAAACGGATTTGTATAGTTCCAACAAATTAACATTCGGCTCTTGAGGCGGCTCGGCTGAGTGCTTCTTTTGGTATGAGTGAATAATAGATTTTAGTTGGTGTAATTTAATTTCTAAAAGTTGGTAAGTATCATCGGCCATGTTTCCCTTGCGCAGCATCTTAGTGTAAACATCAATCTCACTAAGCACCTCATTTTCTTCTTCTAAACTTAGGCCTTTGGCAATTACAGGCGTTTGGTCATTTGCCCCAAACATTAAAGTACTACCCTCAAATAGCATAACCTCTTTAATCTCGTTGTAATCGCCTTTATTTACTGTTTTTCCTTGTACTGGAATAAACCCAACACTATGTTCGCGCAAAATACCTTCTTTAATCAATGTCAAGGTGTCTTGCGCGTATTGCGTTTTGCTAAATTGTGAAACATAAGCCAACCCCTTTTCATCTTCATATAGCTCTTTAATCAAGGCTATTGGTTGGCTTGTCTTGTGGTCGCGAAGGTGTGCAATCTTTCTATTCCCGGTTGATTGCGGCCCGCGTTCCTGGATTGACTTGGTAAAGGCTCCAGGGGTAAAAATATCCCCGTCCGCATCTTTATTACCAAAAGCGGCAAAGTAACCTTTAACCACCCCGGCATCCGAGTCAATGTCCTGATATTTTAAAACGCAATTCTTAGTTGTATACATAACTAAACAGTTCTTAGCAAAGTTACAATAATTTTTAATTTGCTAATCGTCTTGAAATATACGCCACGGCACAACGGCAATTACACACTTCATCCGCAGGCGCTCTAACATCTCCAGGTTCTTGCATGGGTACGCCTGATACGTCAAAGGGTTGGTTTTTTTCGCGTACTTGGCCATCTGCAAAACGGTGGCTTGGTCTTTCTCGGCCATCCCTTGCACTTACCCACATTTTAGCCAAGTCTAAGCCCGTGGCCTCCGCTCCTATTCTTGCGCCTCTATTACTTGCGGTGTTTACTTCCGTTCTTGTAATTAAGTCTGCGCGCCATCTTTGTTTTCTCCATGCCTTTGGGAACTCTTGCTCTAAATACCGGGCGGCTTCATTAATACCGATACCTTCTTCTATGGCCTGTTCGGTTAGTTGGTTAATCATCCTTAGCGCTTCCCTTCTGCTGGTCTCGGTAATTGTTACAATCCTTTGGCCTGCCTCGGTTAAAACGTAATCTTTTATAGCGCTTGCCCATAGTGTTTCGTAGTTTTTTGGATCATCTATTAGGTTGCCTTCTTCTTTGGTTACAAGGCCTTTTAATGATTTGAGCTGCCTTACTTGCTGTTTGCTAAAATATGTACCCACATCTTGGTAAAGCTCCATAAACGCGGTTTGTATTGCGTCTTGCTTAATTAGATTATCAACCCGGCCCGCTAGGTTTTCGGTGCCTGTTAATTTTAAGGCCTCTAAAATTGGTTGTATTTGCTCATCTAAGGCCTTTGCAAAACGGGTGATATACTTGCGCTCAAATATCCGTTTACGCCTATCCATTCGCCTCCAATAAAGTAAACGCTGGCGGCTATTCATTGAAGTAATCTGATTTATTGGCTTGTGCTTGCATAGCCGGGTCTATGGCTTTAATCTCTTGTGATCCGATTAAGCCGCTAGGTATGTAGTAAGGGTCTAGGCTTTCGTCTACTTCTTCGCCCATGATCTCTTGCTTCCTTTGCGTTTTAATCCAATACGCATCTTTAAGCATGGCCACCTGTTGAGCCTTATCGTCTTGCAGTTCTTCAATATTGCTAGTGTCAGGCTTTAGTACCAGGTTCTTACCGTAGGCTGGTAAAACCGATCTGGTAAACTCTGCGCAAAAACTATTTACATTTGGTAGCACCCCATCAATCATTGACCTTTTGCGGGCTTCTGCCACGTTGTTGTAAGTAGCGCTATCTGCATCCCCAAAAATCTCAGATGCTACGTGGTACAATCTGCAAATGTCCTTGAAGTTGGATTGCGCGTCTTCCAGTAGTTTTAAGTCTGCCGGGCTTACTCCAAAATTAATATACCCCAAATCGGCTGAGGTTACGAATATCCGGCCCCGGTTATGAGCGCCTTTGATCTTTTTGTCTAAGTCTTTATTAAATTGGGCTAACTGCTCTTTGGTCATTGATCCAATTAATGGGCTTACCTGATCGCTGTGTTTCTCATGTAGTAACCCGGCAGCTCCTAAATTTTCAAAGCTCTTTTTTGCGGCCTCAATGTTTTCATTTGACTTTTGGATCAGCTTCCAACCCGCTTGTATAGGAGACATCCCATACAACTCAGACCCGTTGTTATATTCGTATTGAGCGTATTTGGAGTGAATAACATTATCAGCTTTAAATACTTTGCTATTGCCGTCATAGACAATGCTATAACCTTTCACGGGTTCTAATATACCGCCTGTTTCTATTTGCGTCCACTGGCTAGGTAATACGTGCATTTCGGTAATCTTTCCGGCATCCCGGCCAACTTCTAGCTTTGGCGTATAAGCGTAGGCGTTCCCTGTTAGGTCTTTAAACCCATAAAACTGCTCGAAGAACTCAACCTTGCCTTGCATTTTGTTAGGATTGTAAAGCACTTCCAGTACTTCATGATCGTCTAGCTTAGTGAGCTTACCCTTGTTGTTTTCGTAAACTGCGTAATCAACGGCTGCGGCTTTTTGCGCTTTCCACTTTACAACTGTGTAAACCTGGTGATTAATTGCGTAGGCGTGGTTTATAAAATTGTCTTCATTTGCCTGTTTCCAAAGTGGGTGATTAGTGCCTAAGAATTGATATACTGCTTTATTGTATTCCCGCGTGGCTTGCGTTGGTGCGGCCTTACCTGTGAGCGGTGCAAATAGTTTTTCCAAAAAACCCATGTAGTCAATATTTTAGGCTAATTTACGCAATTATCCAAACACTAAATTCCTTTGCGTTTTACTACTCAATTCTGTTATACCCCAAACCAAGGCATCCACCCGGTCAGGACTCTTTATATTTTCGTCCGGGTTCCAGCTTACCATCTGAGCTTCTAGTGTTGCAAAGTGGCCTACATGGTGAACCTTGCCTTGTTCGTAAAGGCCATAGATTGGCTCTGCTCTTACGTGCTTACCCCTTGTGGCCCGTACCATTTTGACCCTTCGTTGTTTGTCAACTGTTCTAATGTTACTTGCAACTAAATCATGCCCTTGGTTACCCTCTGCCACATACCCCTCCGCGTTTTGCGTTTCGGCTGTTTGCTTTGCAACCTCAGCCCACTCATTAGGGGTATATCGTCCGCTGCTATCCTCTAAAACGTAATAATGTCCATCGTCACCCTCTGCAACTAATACTATACCTGTTTCGTCACTCTTTTCATTTGCGGTTACGGCTGGATCAATGGCAACTAAAACCCGCTTTAATTGCGGTGCTTGTTCTACCCTGTACTTATTGATTAGCTCCATATTCCAAAGCAGACCCTCAACCCCGTCTATCCAGTCGCCTAAAAAGATGTGTTTATACCTTGGTGGGTTTAGCCTTTTGGTTCTTTCGGCCTGCTCTAAAAACGACTTAGAAAGGTTTTGTTTGTTGTCTAGGTAGCTGGTGTGAATGTAAGTGGTATCGCTGCGTTTGACCTTCACATACTTCTCATAAAGCATATGAGTTTTTGCGCTGGGGTTCATTACCATTATCACCCGGTTCGGCAAGGTCTTATGCCTAATGCTCAGGTCTATTCGGTCTACCGCTTCCTCATCGTGCATTTCTTCTGCCTCATCCAATACCCAAGTAGTAACGCCCTGAATTGACTTTAAGTTTGCGGTTGCAGTTCCTTGGCTGGTTTTAATACCCCTAAACACGATCCGGCTACCGCTGGCCTTGTTTATTATTTCGGTCTTGCTTACCTCAAAATCAGCGTGCAAGTTGAGCAAATCAATCTTTTCTAAATACTCTGGAATAATTGAAATATGAGCGCTTGTTAATGTCCACCTAGTAAAAAGAATCACATGGCCCGGCTCATAAGTTAAATTGAGTAGGAATGTTGAAACGTGAAAAGACTTGGCCGATCCCCTGCCACCTGTGATGAAAAAGTACCGGGTGCTTGGTGGGTTTACAAATAGGGGTTGATATTTTTTAATCAGATCCATCTTCACCCTTTACCCACTGGATCGGTGGCGCTTTGATAGTTTCGCCCTTGGTGGTGTGGTCTACCGTTTGCTTTGGCTGCCCGTATCGGTAGGCTAACCAGGCTTTAATTGCGTTGGTGTCGCCTTCTTTGACTTTATCAGACAAAGCCTGCCAAGCGCTATCTGGAGCCATTATTGCATCCATGCGCTCAATCATTTTTATCTCATCGGCCTTTGGTTTGCGGCCTGCGTTTTCTCTTTTGCCGCCTCTTTTACCTGCCATCTGAAAAAAATTGATTATTCATTTGCATATTACAAAGTTAGTGCTTTTTGTTTTTGCGGTTTTTTGTGCTATACTAATCGGTGCAAAATCCAGCCTGGCATCCGCTACCAGTTCCGAAAAAGAAGTCTTGTTGCAATCCTAACTTTTTTGCATCTGTATAACTCATTTCTTTTTTCCATTGTCGTTTCATTTCCTTTTCCATTTTTGCAAACCATCGCATTTTTTGTGGTTCGTCATCCCAATTTTTACGCAACTGCTGAAAGGGTTTCCAAAA